TCAATCTCTTTTAGTAATCCCTCTGTGTCATTGCCGTTATACGCACTAGCACTTATAACGGACTGTTCTATTTGTTCACGGTTATTCATTAGTGTCATCCTCCATTTGTCCTAAAAATTCGTAGAACTCATTTGTTCCGTCTAATTTGTCCATTCGGTACAATATAGCACTTGCGTTGATTTTAGCTCCCATGTTTATAGCTACTGCCTTGTTCGCTCTACTCTCAATCTGTAGTTCGTTAAGTCTAAAACGGTAAAATTCGTATCTTCCAAGCAATTCATTTTTGACTGTGCGCCACATGTTCTCCAGCTCTTCGTTACGCTCTCTTAACTTAGCTATATCCACGATAAGCTCATCACGTTGCTTCTTGCACGCATCACGTTGTTTTCTCATCTTCTTCAACCTAGCTTCCATTACACCTAGTTGGAACCCTGTTTCATAGTTCACTTTCATAACCTCCTCTAAAATAAAGTTAGTTCCTTCTGTTCTTCGTATTCCAAACCATGTTGCTTTATATATATTTCGAGCTCTTCAGCAGTATCAAATGTCTTTTTAACACTTTTCCAACCTGGCACGATATGCCCATGAAAGTAATAAGTGCCGTTTACTACATGGATATGTGCCACTCGTTCGTTATCTTGATACAGATATCTCTTAGATCCAAAGAATTGATTTAGGTATTCTTTGCGTGCGTTATCTGTCATGATCTACTTCTTAACTTTCACGAATATGTCGTTTTCCATCAGGTAGCACGCATAACGTCCTCTTGGATGCACTTGTGGCACATTAAACAAATGTGGCTTCTTTCTTCTTAGCTCAGCCTCTTTACGTCGTTGCCTAGCCATTACGCTCTCTCGTTCCATGATTTTGGATAACACGATTTCTTTATACTCAGCTAGGCGCATACCATAAGGTGCATGTAAGGCTTCTAACAACGCCCAGCCACCTCGTACTCTTTTTGCAACCATTCCTGGAGTTAAACCATTCTTTTTTATCAATTCATTTTCATGTTCGGTAAATTTATACGGTTTACCGTTAATCTTTACGATACTCATTTATTCCACCTCTACATTTACATTTCTAATTTTTAAGTTGTCATACTCTAGTATTTCGTTAGGATTGTTATATAAGTAATCTGACAGCGTTTCTTTTTCTTTATCCACATCATCAAAATGCTGATATTCAACTTCTGTAGGTATCCTTATATCAATCGTTGCGTTTATATATGCTTGTTGTTGCATTAGATCACTTCCTCAACTTCTATGTCGATATGGTCCGCATATTCATCTAAAACAATATAAGTGCCAATGATTTCGCCTGTTTCCCAATCCCTATCATGCTTTACAACAAAATATCGAGAGATGTTAAACTTCTCTTCTAATTCCTTTATTGTCATAATCTATCCTCCTAATCCTTCATATAAAACGGAGAAGTAAACCCGTCACTATTCAAATTCAATCCTTTTGCCCAATCAACAGGCTTATTCATGATAGTTTCGATTTCCTTAAGTCCATTTGAACCTCTAGGTATTTCTACAATTACTTCATCATGGACATGGCCAACTATTTTAAAACCTAATGCTTCAAGCCTTGCTATAGAAATCGCAAGTAAATCCCTTGCAGTTGCTTGAACAATATTCTCGACTAACTTCCCACCATACGTTTTTAACTTTGACCATTTACGGTTAAGATCTAATCCCATAAATTCAACAACTTGACTACCCCAACTATTTTCACCAACTAAAGCTTTTGGATAAGCTAAAGCTCTTCCACTAGGCAGTTCAATCATTAGAAAACCTTTTTTCATATAAAATCTAAGTCCATGTGTATGATGCGTCTTTCGGGATTTTACAGTATTAATTGCAGCCTCTTGGCAAGCCTTCCAAAAATTAACTATGTTAGGATTTGCGTTACGCCAACTATCAACTAAACCTTGTAACTCGTTTTCTTCAATGCCCATTTCCAATGCACCCATTGCTTTTAAAGCTCCAGCGCCACCTTGATAGCCTAAAGCTAATTCGGACACTTTTCCTTTTTGTCTGAGAGGGTCGCCTTTAGTTATGCTTTCTACCGGTACATTAAACATTTGAGAAGCCGATGCTTCATATATCTTTCCGTGTGTGTTGAATACATCTAAACGCCATTGTTCTTTTGCATACCATGCTATGACTCTTGCCTCTATTGCAGAAAAATCACTTACTGCTAGTTCATTACCTTCTTCAGCAGTAAATGTCGTCCTAACTAATTGACTTAATAAGTCTTGAGGATGAACATTGAGTAATAAATCTAAATCATCAAAACGTTGTTCTTTAATAAGATCTCTTGCTATTTCTAATTCAGTATCTGAAATATAATGCTTTGTTAAATTCTGAAGTTGTACACCTCTACCTGCCCATCTTCCAGTACCGGCACCGTAAAATTGAAACAGACCTCTTACCCGTTCATCACTGCACATCATGTCATGCATTTTGTTGTATTTTTTCACACTGGTTTTAGACATTTGCAATCTAATTTCTAGCATTTTTTTAGCTTTTCCTGTTGCTTCTTTTAAGTACTCCTGAACCGTTTTCTTTTGTAAATTAGGTATATCTAATCCTTGTTCATCCTTTAACCAAGCCAATAACTGTGTAGGACTATTAGGATTTTCTAAACCTGTTATATGTTTAGCTTGTTTAAGCAATTCTTCTTTACTCTGCTTATCGAGCACATTAGCTCCTAACATCAATGATTTAGAAAGCTTAATACCTCTGTCGTTTATATGTTGGTCAAAAACCCAATATGTTTGTTCAATTGCAGTTACTGGAAAGTCTTTAATTTTATTAGCAATCGCCATTTCTACTTCTACATCTCGAATACAGTAATCTATAAATTGTTGCCATTTTTCAAGATCATGTTCAGGTAGGTTTCTTGTTCTTCCTCCATTAACTTTTGTTGGTTTACAAGGTATAGAGAAATAACGAATTAAATTTTTACCTGCTTTATCTTTTTGGCTTTGTAGTCTTAAAACTTCTCCAACTTTATCAAGCGAAGCAGGTAAGCCAATACGCATTGAATTAACCATTGTGCAAATCCATTCTTCAGGTGGCATCTGTTTATTAAAATGTTTAGCAAGACAAGTTCTTTCGAAATTAGCATTGAATGCATACTTTTTTACAGCAGGGTCAAATAGAGCAATTTTAAACGTCTCATAATCAGCGTGGAAAGGCTCATTATCTACTTTAGTCATGTCAATCGCACTAATCGCTCCACCATCTATCGAATAAGCTATAATTAAAATTTCGAAATCTTCAGCTTCTGTGTATTTATAGGCACCACATTTCGAAATATCGTTACTGCTGTATGTTTCAATATCTATATTCATAAATTTCAAATTCTTGACACCTCAATTTCTTTAAAATTAAAGTGGGGCTAAAAACCCCACCTATTGACTTATAAGAAATCCTCATCATCAGTGTCTAATTCATCAAAATCATCTTCTGCTGCACTTGCACCGCCAAGAGGTTCGCCTTTTTCTACAAGTTGAATGTTGTTCAATCCAACTGCGATACCCTTATTACCATTTGTGTTGAATGGAAATAAATTGATTGAAGCTCTAATATAGTCACCACTTACAATAGTTCCAGAATCCGTTAATCTAATTTTGTTTTGGTCAATAATACCAGGTGCTTGTTTGCTTGATGCGTTAATAAAATAAGCGTCTTGATAATTCACATCATCTTCTCTTTCAGTATCTCCATCACGTAATGGAAGTTTCAGATTTGCAGGAACTTTGCCTCCAAACTTACTAACTTTTCCTTCTTCTTTAGCAGCTTCTATAGCTTGTTCAATGGCTTTTATCGTACTTGTATCTGATTTAGGAATGATTAAACTGATTGAATACTTTGCTTCTTGCCCTTCTTGCATACTGTGAGGTTCAAAAATATGTGCATATGATGCTCTTACTTTTCCTGTAATCACTTTAGTTTTATTTAATACTTTTGCTTTCATGTTTATATACCGTCCTTTTTAATTTTTATAGTTTGTCAAAATCATCTTCAGCAGATTGCTTTATAGCTGGTCGTTTATCAGACTCGGTAGCAAGTGTTAATTTACCTTGTGGCTTTTCTATAAAGCCCTCTGTAATTTTAGAAAATGCTTTTTTACCAATTAATTTTTCTAATTTCGTAATGCTAAGTAACTTGGTTTCTGTAATATCTTCAGGTTTATAACCCGCTTCAACTAACTTTTCAAGCGTTGCTTTTGTATCAGTTATCATTCTTCGCGAACGACCTTCTACAAGCTTCCAACCAGGATAGTTTTTATCATTTCCTTTCGCTTGATCTAGCGCATAATGTTCTACTTCATCAGCCCATTTTTTGATATCAGGCAGTTTATATAAAAGTTCTGCAATCTCTTCATCACTTAACAAATGTGGTGGCTTTTGAGGCACATTTTGCATGTATTCTGCACGTGTTCTACATGAATGCTTTATCTTACAGAATCTACAATGACTACCTGCTTTAAACTCACCTTCACCGTTATAAGCAAGTCTGGCTAATGGTTTAACAAAATCGGTTCCCCATTGAAGTAATCTTGATATTGGTAACTCTTCAGTAGAAAAGTTATCTATTCGTGGTTGTATGATAGTCATGCGAACTGTATGAATGTCATACATTAAACTAAGCAGTTCATATGCGCCCAAGCCATATAATCTAAGTTGAGGATTATCTATAGCTGAAACTTCAATGCCTTTACCGTATTTAAGGTCAATAATTTCAAGTACACCACCTGAAAATATAATGACATCACCAGTACCAAAAGATTCAGGGACGTATTTACCTAAATCCAATTTTGTTTCAAATAAAGCTATTACATCATTATCCCTACTCAAAGCTTCGTTATATTTTTCTTCTACATTAGCTACATACTCTTCAACATATTCACGCAACTCTTCACTGTAATATTGATTTCGCTTATAATTTTGAAAAGCTTTATTAAACTCAAACTGTGTTAGGCCTTCATATTTAAGACTGAAATATAACTCACTTAATTCATGGGCGAATGTACCTTCTTCAGCAAAAACTGAACTTTTATCTGCAATACCTTCACTTGCCTTAATACTCGGTGGGCAGTTTAGCCATTGTTTCGCACCACTTGCACTTAGCTTTGCATGAGCTCTATTTGAGTGATCTAGCTTCATGCATTAATTCTCGCTTCCATGAAATCAACAATTTTTTCATAATGTTCTTCTTTGATAGTAGATAGCTTATCCGCACCAAGTTCGTTAAGTTTATTTCTAAATTCTTTCTTATCAGAAGTATCTGCTTTTTTAAGGAACTCTTTTCCTACTGATAAAATATAATCTTTAGTTAAATCAGTAGACGTTTCCTTAACTTCTTCAATTGTTTCCAGTTGAGCTGTTTCTTCTTTTGGCATTGGTGCTTCTTTAACTTTCTCTTGTACGATTGATGAATCCACAGTTGATAGTTCAGTATTTAACACACGTAAATTCTTATTTAATAGTTTTAATTCTTCAAAAATATCTTCTAATATTGCCATTGATTAAATCCTCCTTAAAATTGGTTAGCTAGACGAATCATTAACTTGATACGATCTTCTATTTCTCTAGGGTCATCACTTTGTTCATTCAATCTTGCTAACAATTCAAATTGCTCTTCTAAAATTTCTTTTTTACGTTCGACGACAGTTAAATGTAATTGTGCTTCGATAACACGCCATTTTCCCCAACTTTCCATTTCAACCTTTCCTTTTTTCTTAAGTCTCGAAAGTGTGGATTTTGCATGTGTTTTCGATACTCCAAAAACTTCAACTACATCATCAGGATTGAAATTGTCATATGTTGCAAAATGTGATAGTATTTTTTGTTGTAAGGTCATATTAATAACTCCTTATATAATTATTTAAGACAAATGCTTATCTTTAACTGTTACTTGTTGTCGCAAGTAGCAGTTTTTTTATTCTTCATAAAAGTACTCTTTATAGAATATGAATGTTGCGATACTTGCGAATCCTGCAATTGACCACGCTGTAGTGAAGTATAGAAACGGCATGAGTACAATCGCTAAGACCGTGAAGCATAGCACTGCTATTAGGTAGCTTTTATATGTGTCGCTCATTTGATAATCCTCCTAATACCATTTTTTATGCTTTCTGATCAAATACTCTTCCAATTTAGAAATATTAATCAGAGTGCCTGTTGGTGAATAATCAATGTATAAATTTTCTACACCTAAATTATCTTTGCGGTAATATTTCAACCAGTTGTATACTGTACTTCTACATACTCCAAACAATTGATGGATTTGTGTAGGTGTTGCGTATAACTTTTTCACAAATTTTTCTTCGCCTCTATATGTGTTTTCTGGTGTTGGTGGTACTATGATTTTTGGCATTTCTATCTTTCCTTCCGTGTATAATGTTAAAGTTTGTTATTATTCGCCCTGTATTGAAGTTCTCTATCTAATGCATAGAAAACTTTGTTTATTTCTAAGTAGCTGTAATCACTTTTTTTTAATAAGCTCTAATATTTCCGCTCCTAAGTTACGTTCCTTTTCCGTTAAATAGGATGAAGAAGCATCAGCTTTGCTAGAAACTTGTGGGACGCCTATACGCAATCCTTCTGATCTTGTGTTCATATGTTTATGCTCCTTTCGTGTATAATGTTGTTATCAACCTAAGGAGGTGATAACATGCCCTTGATATCTGATGAATTTGATACACTTACTAAAGACCAACAATATATCTTGTCCGTACTCTACAAAGATTATTTAGAATGTGTAAAGTTAGGTTCGGTTAAATTAACCTGCAATAATTTTGGAAGTGCTAAAGATATACATACAAAGTATTTTCAAAAACTACATTTCGAAGATGTAAAATACGATTTAAATAAACTTAAAAACTCTGGGTTCCTAAACGGCGTGTATGCTAGTAACACTATTTATCATGTAACAATTTCAGACAAGACTGTTGTTTACTTTGAAAATGAGTTTAAAAACAATTTAAAAAGTATCATTGATAGCATTTCTAAAATTGCTTCAATAATTCCTGGTCTCTAGTTGGGTTTATAACTTCCCAATCATTTGCCATGAGGTCATCGGCTGAAGGTTGCCAATATCTGATAAGGTTTGTCCCATCGCTATTTGAAATGATGCATTGTAAAAAACTATCATTTGTTGGTAATATCTTAGTTCGATGACTTTCTTTCCAATCTTTCCGTGTCATAGAGACAAGATTTTTTGTAGCTATCTTAGTTGCTTCTTGAATGTTCATTTGTTATTCCTCCTTTTAAGATGTTTATGATCCTTTCTGCTATACTCCTGTTATGGAGGTGATAGGATGAAACTTAATCACGATTGCGTTAGACTCTTGCTCTTAGAAATAGAATCTAATAAGAAAATAGGTGAACCACTTACTCGACATAATTTCAACGATAATATTATTTTTGATAAATATGATTTTGAAACAGTAATGTACTCACTTTTAAAATTAGAAGAAGCTAAATTTATTTGTTGCGATCTGAAATTCATCGAAGGCAGGGTCGTTTCTTGGATTATTGATGACATCACTTGGTCTGGCCATGAATTTCTCGATAATATTAGAGACAATAAAACTTGGAACGAAGTTAAAAGAGTCGTTAACAAAACATCCAGTATGTCTCTTAATCTTATGGGGAAATTAGCTTTTCAATATCTTTCTCAAAAATTCAATCTAACTTAAATTCATAACCATCAACCAAGGCATATAAGTTATTATTTACGTATGGTATTTCTTCAATGGTGTTGTTGATGAAATGAGATCGGACCATCAGTTCATATCCGTCATTAATTTGAATATCTAATGGTCGCCTATTACCGGCTTCGTCATAGTAGTAATAAATGACTTTTTTGTTTTGAGCTTGCATTGTTCGTTCCTCCTATTAAGATGTTTGTTTTTCTCCTAAAAACTTATTAACAAAGTATTGTTGTCCTTT